AACGCACCAATTATGGCTTTCAGACTGTTCACAGATCCCGTCACACTCGCGAGTATGAATTTCAATGTGATGAACACGAAGGCACCTGCCGCTATGGCACCTGCTATTGGGAAACCTACTTCTGCGATGAATGTCACGAAATCCATAATGTGCGTGTATTTACCAATATACAGATGTGCTAGTTTTATCAATTTTAGCCTATCTTAAATACTTTTATGAAATTTATTTTAGTGGTCTACATGTGCATAGCGGGAGCCTGTGAGAGCGTGTACGAGCAGAAACTGTATGACACAAAAGCATTGTGCGAGGCCTCTGGTGCGGAAGTTAAGGAATACGCAATGATCAATTTCCCACAGAGCTCAGGTGAGATATGGTGTCTCACAGAAGAACAGTTCAAGGAATACCAAGACCACTACGATCAGACACAAACTTCTTAGTAACATTTCCTATACTAGAAATATTCTACATGGATTGGAACAAACCAATAATTAATCATGTATGAAGTTGTTAGATGTAAAATGGTTATATGTAGAACCAACCAGTAGATGCAACGCTTGGTGTAGCGGTTGTAGACGTAATCATTCGGGATATGGTCTAAATAAAGACGCCTTCACAATAAAAGATTTAGGCATCGACACATTTGATAAAACATTGTCTAGTCTCCCAAATTTAGAAGTTGTTCAACTGGGTGGCAACTTTGGTGACCCATGTGCAGGCAAATTGATAGATCAACAGATAGCACTATTGGCTTCAAAAAAGCTCAAGGTACAAATACACACCAATGGTAGCCTACGCACCAAAGAATGGTGGAAAATGTTAGCGGAAAAACTCGATGACCTAGAAGTTTGGTTTGCCATAGATGGCCTTAAGGACACCCACAGCATTTACCGTCAGGCCACGGATTGGGACAAAATAATAGAAAATGCCAAAAGTTTTATCGATGCTGGGGGCAAGGCAATATGGCAATTCATTCCATTCAAACACAACGAACACCAAATTAAAAAGTGTATGCAGATGTCCACTAAAATGGGATTTAGTAAGTTCGAATTTGTAAAGAATGCCCGACATCCTAAACAGGCTTATGAATACAGGTCTGGGAATCCGGTAGATATCAAGCCATGGTCCAAGCATGAGGAACAATGGAACAGAACAGGGGGAAAACTATTCAAAAATACTACGAATGAAAGAAATACCATGGTCAAGTCAAAAGACTGTATGCATCTGTATTTGAAAAGTCTGTATTTGAGTGCCGAGGGTGTGCTCGCCCCGTGTTGTTACATATACAATCAAACACACAATAATTTAGATATAAAACAAACTATAGATAAAAAACAGTTTTTGCCAACTTGCCTGAGAAGTTGTGGATCCCATAATTGACATTACTACATTTTCATAGTATAATTTTACATGATCCACGCAATGATAGATCTAGAGACCTTATCTACTAATCCCAACGCCACCATACTGACCGTTGGTGGTGTAAAATTTGATCCATACACTACTGCGGAACCTTCACAGGGCATGTATTTCCGTGTTGACGTTGACTCACAGACAGAAATGGGCAGAGATGTCATGCAGGACACACTGGACTGGTGGGGTCGACAGGATCCTGAGATAATGGAAGAAGCATTGGGAGACAAGGACAGGATATCACTGGACGCCATGATCCGTACCATCAACAAATGGAGTGTGGGGGTTGATGTTTTCTGGTGTCAAGGACCGTTGTTCGACTACGCGATACTACAGAATTTATACACGCAACTGGGACACCCGCAACCATGGCAGTACTGGCAGATCAGGGATTCAAGGACACTGTTCTCACTGGTGCCAAGAGATCTAAACGAGAAGAGGACTGGACTGCACAACGCACTTGAGGACTGTTACTTCCAAGCACGTAAAGTACAGAAGGTCTACGCACAATTGAATATCAAAGATGTCAGACATTAAACAGCTCTACAAACGAATTGCAACAACAATATTATTCTATCTGAGATTTGATCTGCAACTGCATTTCTTCTGGGGCATGATCCTGACACTGTTCGCAGTGTTCTGGCAACCATTCATATACCTGGGACTGATAGCGACAGTGTCGAAGGAAGCACTGGACCTATGGAGCAAGGGACACTGGAGTTGGGATGATGTCGTGTTTGGTGTCGCGGGTTGCATTGTTGGTGCGTACTTCGTGAGAGTGATCGCGTGAAGTGGTACAGCATCGAGGACCTATACCACATAGAAGGTTTCAAGATCCGGCACAGCAAGAACCCCAAGACCAAATGGATAAGGTTGCCGTGTGTCTACAAAATCAAGATCGGAAACAAAGTGGTACACGTGGGCAGGTCCGACACCTGTAAGAAACATGGCGGTGCGGAGAAGGTCAGGAAGGCCCTGGTAAATCTACTGGGCGTATGGGAGTACAATCCAGCAGTGACAAAAACCAAGACCTGGGAAAAAATTAGATTGCAACACAAACCAAATTCTAGTAATATAAGGATAGGAATCATAGAAACCAATGCCATCGAAAAAACCTATCTACAAGAAAGAATATGAAATCGTTGACAACGTAGACGAGAGCGTGTGGATGGGCAATGACTCACCCATCATGGAGTCGGATTTCACTTTCGTTTTCAATGACAGGTATCCGTGTGTGCCAGGACACAAACTTTTCATACCCAAGGAGAACAACGCACATTTCGTGGGCAGGTCCTATGGCATGGCGTACGACTACGGAAACGATAAGATCAAGACAGGTGAAATTGATGGCTTCAACATCGGCATGAACATGGGAATACCGGCAGGGCAGACCATCATGTGGCCACACATACACTTCATACCGAGGCACAAAGGTGATGCCAAGGAGATAGGCGGAATACGACACGCACACCCAGGTGGGGATCACAGGAAATATTACTGATGCCAAAGAAAGCAAGAAGGATCAATCCCATATATGTTTCGCCTGACGGTGGAGAGACAGTGTACGAGCAATTACCAAACGGTGACAGGATTCTAGTGGAACAATCACAGCGGGCCAAGGACGAGGAACGGGCATACGAGGAGGCGGAAATGGTGGGGGCAGAGGCCATAGCACTGCGGAGGAAATATCCTACACTGCAAAAGGCCTGGGACAAATATCTCACCGTATGGCATTTGATCAACGGAAATGAGTGATATGTACAACTATTCCTATTTCAATTTTACCAGCAGTGTGCAGACGTCTGTGTGCGTTTAAAGGGGTGATTAAATAGCATTATGACCAAGTATGTTAGTATAATCGGCAACGGTGAAAGCCGTAGGGGATTTGATATCTCACCACTCAAATCATTCAGTACTGTGATTGGTTGCAACGCCATCTACAGAGACTATGTGACAGAATACCTGTGTTGTGCCGACAGGCATATGTGCCAACAGGCCGTGAACGCGGTTGGTAAAGGCACCACTGTTTACACCAGGGACAACTGGGCCGACCAGTTCGCACACTGGCCTAACGTGAAGAAATTTCCCGACCTACCGTATAAGGGAGAGCAGAGACAGGACGAACCTTTCCATTGGGGCACAGGTCCATACGCTGGAGTGCTTGGCCTTACATTCAAACCCAAGGCCATATTCATGCTAGGTTTTGATCTGCATCCGTTGGAGAAGGACAAGATCAACAACATGTACACAGGATCAGAAGGATACACCTACATCAAGAGACCAGTTGATCCAAGTTACTGGATATACCAATTCCACAAGTTGATGGGATACTCGGATCCAGACACAAGATGGATAGTGGTGAACCATGACCGTTGGGAGATGCCCAAGGAATGGAGCCAACACGGCAATGTGTACCAAGAGACCTACGACGGCATGGCCCAATTCATAAACAAGCAGTTAAATAAAAATTAAATATTACCATGCAAGAAAAATACCTAAACACAGGTTGGTTAGAAATGATTCAGGATCCTGATGAGTTAAGAAGAATCAGTGAAGAAGTTTGGAAAGAAAACATCGAAGAGAAACAGTTCACGTACACAGGAAATATTCACATAGATTTTGGTAAATTATTATCTATTTCGCCGGAACAAGAACCTTTTCATACACCGTCGGTAAAAGGCATAGCTCAAACTAGGCACGATGGAATGATTAAAAATAATGACATAGGCCGGTACGAGCTAGAATCTGACCATGAGATACACAGTGTAATAAAACAAAATTTCAATATAGAAAAAACGCAGGCCATTCTAAATGTTCAGAGTCCAGGTAGTTTATGTGGTGCCCATGTTGACAAACACAGACCGTACGTAACAAAAGGCACATATGATTTCAGTAAGACACTTACCAAAGACATCTATCGAGGTATTTTGTTTTGTAGTGATTGGCAAGTTGGACAAGTCTTTATTGTAGGCAATGAATGTATTTCAAATTGGAAACAGGGCGATACCTTTACGTTCCCATGGTACATGTATCATGGTTCGGCAAACGCAAGTTCCAAAAAAAGACATCTTGTGCAATTTATGGGTGAGTTGACAAAGTAAAAATTTCAAGATATAATTGTGTTATGGTTAACCCTATGGTGGATCACCTCATGGTTCAGGAACAAATAAAATCTCCACATAAGAAGTGGAAACACATGGTCGGTGTGATGTGCCTAAATTTGACTTACAGGAAGCATGTCAAGATCATTTTACCAAAACTTTTCAAGAGATATCCCACCCCAGCGGCGTACCTGCGTGGTAGACTTAAAACACAACAGGAGATGCTTAAACCATTAGGCATGTGGCAGGTGCGATCTAAAAGGATCAGGAAAATGACCGAGCAATATCTAGAATGGGACGGCAAGGATGCCGGAGAGTTGCATGGCATAGGCAAGTATGGAAGTGACAGTTACCAGATATTCTTCATGAATCACATACCACCTAACGTCCAGGACAAGGAATTGAAGAAATACATTGACAATCTAGTAGGATAGTTTATAATAAGGTTATGTTTGATAAAATAAAAGATGGAGATCTAGTTACTCTTAAATTGGCTTCAGGGGAAGAGGTCATCGCAAAATTCACAGGCAGGACCGACACACAATACGTCAGTATTGAAAAGGCACTTGTACTAATGAACGGTCCGCAGGGACTGGCATTTGGTACATTTTTCTCCACTGCCAAACAAGATGAACCGTTCAACATAGCAACAGACAAACTGATTTCTATAGCACACATCAATGACAAGATCGCAGAGGAATACAACAGGGTGTTCAGCAAGATCGAGGTTCCCAAGAAACCCAGCATCATAACCTAATGGCACACTTCGACAAACACTCCACTAGCATCAAGGCACTGGTAGACGTGTCAGAGGCCATGCTGAACGCGATGGAGAAACACGGAATAGATCCTGAAACAGTGGCCAACAGGAACGAATTCACTGTGATGATACATTTCTTGAAGAGCATCATAGACGGTGAGTTAAATATACCCAACGAACTGACGGATCGCATCAGAGACACAGCGTTCCAGATGGACATGGATCAAAAGATTGACAAGAAGTTGAACTGATGATCGAGAGGACTCAAGACTTTCACCCCTCTATAAACACTCTGCAAGTCATCAACGCAAGGAGAAACGATGACTTACTACTCAACTAAAACATACGGACACAACATAGGACTTTCTGCGGTGTTCAGACAACCCAACGCAGATCACTCACACTGCCACCTACTGCACGGATACAGCCTTGCATTCAAATTCACATTTGGTTGCAAGGAATTGGACAACAAGAACTGGGCAGTTGACTTTGGGGGACTCAAACCTCTGAAGGCATGGTTAGAGGATCACTTCGACCATAAACTCGCACTAGACAAAAACGATCCACACATGGAGAAATTCCAGGAGTTGGAACAACTTGATCTGGCCGAGATAAGAATATTTGATGGTGTTGGTGCTGAGATGTTCGCCAAACATGCATTTGAATTCGCTGACAAGTTGATCAAAGAAAAGACAGATGGAAGATGTTTCGTGGACAGTGTGGAATGTATGGAACATGGAGCCAACAGTGCCATCTACAAAAAAGGATAAATTCATCCACGACATGGTCAGGGTGGGCTTAACCAATAAAGCCTACTACTTCCAGGTCTATGACACTCCATTGGGACACAGGTGGCTGACAGCACTCAAGGATAACCTCAAACAAAAGAGGATACTGGAGAAGAATTTCTGTTTCCTGGGGTTCGCAGATTCAAAGAGGGACCTTAACCATCTTGTAGGCGAGTTGAACAACAGTGTTGCACAGATCAACTCTTTCAGATTTGAACCTGCTTACGAAAAGATACACCCGTTCACAGCAGATGACTTTCAGTACAGTTCATTACTGCCCATAGGCAAGGAAGTGGACGGACCCAATCCGGCCACACCGGGCAAGGCATTGAAACACGAAGCCTGCAATTTGTTACACAGGCATTTCGAAGAATTGCAAGGCAATGCTTGGAAGGTTTCAAATTTTTATAAACAGGCAGATGGAGAAACGAAATATGCAATTAGGCAACTAAACAACATTTGTCATGAAATTGAAAGTTGGGTCAACGCTGATAGGAAAAAAGCCATAGAGCCCGAATGGATGAGGGCGTCACAGATTACAACTTTCTTGAATGCACCCAGGTATGATTTACACGACGAAGACTTCGAACTTTTTAAACAGAACAGGTATGACAGAGAATTGGGAGGTGTCTATCTCCACTGGAGCCAGGTTGGAAAGACATTGTACGAAGTTTTCAGGGACGAACACGCACCCAAGATGACCAATGCCTTGTGTTCAGAAATAAATCACCAAAAATACTACTCTGGTGAATTCGATGTTGAGTGGGGGCAAACAATTACAGAGGCAAACCGTTTCAAAAAAGAGGAAATGGATGAGTACAGAAATTGGCTTAATGAAAATAATTATGATTGGGAAGACTCAAAACTATCTCTAGGTTACATTAAGATAGGCCAGGTGGATCTACAGCGAACATTTGGTACAAATGCCACAATACATGACATACACGAGATCATGAACAGTAATTTAAATATCACAAGCATTAGAACAATAACAGGACCCTCTGTCGAAGCGGATTATCCGTATACACTTGACAGCGATGACTGGAAACAGATACAGATGGAAGCATTGGAGCAGAGTTATGAATCACGTAGTGTGCGTTAAGTGGGGGAACAAGTATATTTCTAAATATGCCAATGTACTAAAAAACATGGTAGCAAGGCACACCACAGTGCCGTACCAGTTTCACTGTATCACAGATGATCCCTCAGGACTAGACCAAGATATAAACGTAATAAAATTACCCAATGATCCATGGATAAAATCATGGTGGAGCAAGTTGTGGATGTTCGCACCCGAGATGCCGTTGAATGGAAACATTTTATTTTTTGACCTCGATGTTGTGATATTCGACAACATAGACCCGTTGTTTAGTCACGCAGGCAAGTTCAACATAATTAGAGACTTCAATAGATGTAGGATCAAGGATTGGAAACTCAGCAACTCCAGTTGTATGCGTTGGCAAGCAGGAACGATGGATTACCTATGGGACGAATTCAAAGACAGATCAGCACAGATTATGCAACAGAATCACGGTGATCAGGATTGGATAACCAAAAGAGCCTTGAACGACATCACATGGTTTCCAGACGAATGGATAAGATCATACAAGTGGGAGATGATAGGACTGAAGGACACGAAACTACTGACTAAAGACGGAAAGAAATGGTTCAGGGAACCGGCAAAGATCGAACCTGGTAATAGAGTGGCAGTGTTCCATGGATCACCAAACCCTATGGATTGTGCTGATCAGTTCGTTGTTGACAACTGGAAATAGTTGTTCTATAATATTATATGAAATTCGATCTCTATTTTAAAAACATTAATATTCTCAATAAAAAATATCCAATCTGTAGGATAGAGTTAAATGGTAATGATGTTTTTATCAGCAAGGTTCAGGACAAACTTACGTTTTACGCAGACACACAGGAAAAAAACAATATACTCAGGATTCACTTCATTAACAAGGAGGGCAGAGACACCCTACTTGATGACAACAATGAGATCAAACAAGATCTTAATTTTGAATTAGCAAAAGTAATCATTGATGGGATTGACCTGCAACACCTTATTTGGGAGAGCAAATATGTGTCAAAAGATCTAGTGATCGACTCGTGTTTGTTTTTTGGGCCAAAAGGGTATTGGGAATTAGTTTTTGATGCTCCTGTGTTGAAATGGTTCCTAAGGACCAACCATAACAAGAATAAAAACGATCCCACCTGGGAAACAGATTACAACTACTACGAGAAAGTATGTCGGAAATTAAACAAAATACAGACAAGATAACAGAGATTGCTTGGGCACTGATGACAGCATCAGTACAAAACAAGTTAGACATTCCAGGAGATTACATATGGAATATTCCTATAAGTGACGACTTCAATGAATTACGATCTAAGACCTGGAGCGTCTATTCTAGTGGTAACTGCATAAAGGACAAAGACCTGATAGATTTCACAAAAAGTGTTCAACTAAACAAATATCTGTTAGACCCATGGATTGTTAAAAGATTTGAGGAATACTTTGTAACATGGTTTAAAACATGCCCAAGGTTCCAGTTCAAAGGGTTGGACGAATTCAAACATAGTTGCTTTGCACAGGGTTCACAAGAAACTTTCATTAATTTTTATATCAAACACAGGGAACGTAGATTTAGAGTTTTCAAAGGTGAGTATTGGTGGCATATGGAATGTTGGAAAAAATTAGGCATGAAATGGATGTACATAGATGAAGATGATATCAAAGCCAACGATGTTGTAATATTAAGTTTTCCATTTGCAAGACTGGGTGACGAACATCCACAACAGAAAGAACTACTAGAACAATGCGAGAGGCTTGGTGTGCCTGTCATGCTGGATTTCATATACCTTCCCAACACAACATTTGATAATGTACAGATTGATCTTAGTCCCACTTGCATTGAATCGATAAGTTTTAGTTTGAGTAAAACATTTCCTATTGCTAATGCCAGAGTTGCTCTCAGAATGACCAAAGAAAAAATATATGATCCCATGCAAATAGCAAATGATGAGAATGTTGCCAACAGGCTTGCCACAGGCATCGGCTTAGAATGTATGCAAAAATTTAACGTTGACTACATGGTCAAAAAATATCATAGCGAACAAAAACACTGGTGCAAAATACTTGGATTGACGCCAACTAAAGTTGTACATTTCGCTGAAGGCAAACCATATACCGACATTGGTAGAATGAACAGTAAAAGATTTTTTAGTGAATTCAACGATCAACAAAACAGATACAACCTAGGACCACTTTATGCCAATGTAAAACTTCTTACAGAATTGGGATACTATGAATAGAAGTTTTGGAAAAGTCAAAATAAAAAGGATAAAACCTAATTTAGGAGACATACCCACTGACTGTGGTTACATGATGCAATTCGAACACAACATTGATATGAATTCGAATGGAGTGATGGGTGACTGCATAGATTGGTGCCAGGAGAACTGTGAAGGCAAGTGGGGTTGGTGGTTCGAGCCCGCGGGCGATATCGAGAACCCCAAGAACCACTGGGAACACCAGAACGCATACATGAGCTTTGAGAAGAAACTGGACGCAACAAGATTCTGGATGAGCGTGGGAATACAAAACATTGGCAGGAAATAAGCATAATTACTAGTATGAAACCATTTGAAATCACTGACTCAGCGAAGGCACAGATAGAGAGACTACTCGAGAAGAACACCGGCAAGTACGCCGTGAGCCTGGCGGTGCTGGGTGGAGGATGTGCAGGATTCAAGTATGAGTGGGGATTCGCAGACACCAAGGAAAGTGTGGCACAGGGCGATCACATGGAAGACTGGGGTACTGGCAGGTTCGTAGTTGATGAGACTTCATTGCTTTATGTCATGGGCACGAAGATAGACTGGGTCGAGGAGACGTTTGGATCACAGTTCGAGATATCGAATCCCAACAGTACCAGCGCCTGTGGTTGTGGAGAATCGTTTGGCATATAATGGATACCGCTTTCATAATAGGCAACGGTGAATCAAGAAACATATTCCCAATAGATAATTTAAAAGGACATGGAACCATATATGGTTGCAACGCCATATACCGAGATCATCCCATGCTGTGTGATCACATCGTGGCGGTGAACCCTCCCATGTACGAGGAACTGGCCAATTGGCACAACAACGGCAAGGAGTCACCAAACATACACGGTCCACAAGACATCAGCACGTGGAACTACATCTGTGAGGGCGATCATGAACACCACGTGCCCGAGGGACTCAAGATCTACAGGGTATGGAGGGGAGGTGACGTCAAGAAGGGTGGCAAGATCAAGACCAACGACTTCTCCAAGGCACGGGGTTCTGGTTGCAGTGCGGTGCTGATGGCCGCGGAGTCAGGCATCAATAAGATTGTGATCATGGCGTTTGATATCATGGGTGCCCAGCAGTGGGAGATGGACACGCCCAGCCGGATACAGAACAACATCTACAAGAATTCACAGAATTACCCAGATAGGTCCAGCATGAAGGCATACCTCAAATACGAATGGATGTATCAACTTAGACAGATCTTCCGTAAGTTTCCCAAAACAAATTTCTACTTCATCAACAGGAAAGAATATTTAGAAGGCAATCCGTTCCTGCGTTGGTACTTCGATCAGCCTAATATAAAGTGTGGCATCTACGCTGACCTACAGAGATGGATAGATGGTCAACGAGATGACATCCGATGGAAACAGTTATAGGGTCTTGGTACTGCTGGCGTCCAACTGATAGACCCGACGCATCTTGACACCCACTGATTGGGCGAACTTCTTGGAATCACATTTACTGCACACGTGTTTGTAGTCGTTTGACGCACGTTCAGGATCGACCTTGCTCTTGGGCCTCATGAACGTCTCAGAACACGAATCACACTTGAAAACATAGATCAGTTTCTTCCTGTGGTAGTTGTGCATGGTACCTAGTTTGCTCTCCCTCTTGTACAACTTCATCGTCTTCAGGGTTTCTATGAACATATTACTATTTAATAAATACGAATAACACATTATGGCGAGAATTAACATAGACATAGGAGTACTGGGAAATCCGGCCACGGGCGATACTTTACGTACCGCTATGACCAAGATCAACACCAACTTCACAGAAGTGTACTCTTTGGTGAGGGATGGATCATCTGGATTGATAGCCACAGATGTAACGAACGGTGACCTAAAACTACAGGCCAACGGAACAGGTGCAATAGAGATCGACACACTGTCAATCACAAACAGCACGATAACCAGCATCACAACAAATTCAGATATCACACTGACTCCTAACGGCACAGGTAATGTCGTGCTTGGCAACTTCACATTCAACGCGGATCAGACAGTCGGTGCCAGCGAAGACAACTACGTGTTCACGTACGATCACAGCACAGGCACCATAGGATTGGAAGCGTCAGCGGCAGGTGATGTCACAGCGAGTTCAACAACAACATTTACCAACAAGACATTCGACGCCAACGGCACGGGCAATAGTATTTCAAACATCGACATCGCGGACTTCACTTCGGGTGTGTTCCTTGACGAGGACAACATGGCATCAAACAGTGCCACAGCAATTGCCTCACAACAGTCAATCAAGGCCTACGTGGATGCCGAGGATGCCAACATCGCATCAGACTCGATGACATTCACCAACAAGTCAGGAAACATATCACAATGGACCAATGACTCCAACTACGCCACTCAGGCATACGTGGACGCCAGAGACATAGGTGATCTATCCGTAACTGGATCAACTATATCTGCACCGTCAAACGCGGACCTGACCTTGACGACATCAGGCACGGGATCAGTCAGCATTGACGGAATACAGATCAAAGGAACGGAATTGAGTTCGAGTGACTCAACACAGATAACGATCAAAGAGAATCTACACGTGACAGGAAACATCACAGGAACACTTACAGGTTCGGTTGCTTTCTCAAACGTTACATCAACACCAACAACAATCGCAGGTTACGGCATAACGGACGCCGCGAGTGCAACCGCAACGGCACTGACAGTTGTTGGAGATGACTCATCAGGCACAGCGGTCACACTGGGAGAGACATTCAAGGTGGCAGGTGCCACAGGTATAACAACAGCAGTTTCAGGCGACACTTTGACTATCACGGGACCATCTCTTACAAGTTACATCACAGCCAGTTCATCGGACACACTTACAAACAAAACAATAGATGCCAACGGCACAGGTAACTCGATATCAAACATAGAAGTGGCAGACTTTGCCGGTTCGGCCATCATAAATGTTGCAGAAACACTTGCATCAAATGATTCGGATACAGCACTGGTCACAGCAGGTGCCATCATCGACTACGTGGACGCACAGGACGCCAACATAGCATCAGACACTTTAACATTCACGAACAAGACTTTTGACGTTGAGGGCACTGGAAACTCTATCTCAAACATCGACGTGGCGGACTTCAAGGCCGCGGCCATTGTCACTGCCGCGGAAGGCATAGGTTCAAACAACAACGACACGACAATCCCAACATCAGCGGCTGTGAAAGCATACGCAGATTCAGTGGGCGGTGGTTCAACAGGTGACTTGACAATATCAGGAAGCACTATTAGTTCACCTTCAAATGCTCCATTAACATTGGATCCAAGCGGAACAGGAAAAGTCACCGCGGTCGGTGGACTTGTGGTCACAGGTGGTGACACAGAAACAGCGGACATATCAAGTTCAGGACAGATAGACGCGGTGGGTTTCACAGCAACAGGTTCAAGCACATTCGACGGTGTGCAGATCACAGACAACACCATAACGTCAGCCACATCAAACGCTGACCTACAGATAAACGCATCAGGAACAGGAACGATCGTACTAGAGAATTTAAAAATAGGAACCAGTGGTTCAACTGTGACGACTATACTCGACGAAGACAACATGTCTTCTGACAGCGACACAGCACTGGCCACACAGCAATCTATAAAAGCATATGTTGACTCAGAGATAAGTGGAGTGAGTGGCGCATCAACCGGGGACATCACGTTCACGGGTAGCACGATACAATCACCTTCAAACGCTGACATCACACTTGACCCATCGGGCACGGGCGGAGTCGTCGCACAAGGCCCGGTGACATTCAACGCAGGATACATTGAGAAGATCAATGCACTTACATCAAGTTCAACCATAACTGTCAACTGTGCATTGGCCAGCATACACACCGTCACACTAGGAACGTCAACAGAATTCAACATCACCAACCTACCAACAGGTGGTTCCGTGACCTTGATCATCACACAGGATGGCACAGGAACAAGGACGGCCACATTCGGCACTGATGGTTCAAGTGCTGTGAAGTTCCCATCCAACAGTAGCACACTATCCACAGGCGGTGGAGACATAGATGTCGTGACTATCGTGAACGACGGAACTAACTTCCTGGGCAACATTGCCAAGGACTACAGGTCATCATAGGAGGACTGAATGCCTCTGGGTATACACAGACACATCATCACAGTGGGCGGCAACTGGGATCCTACAGACAGCATCACCACACGTTTCCACATCGACGCATCAGACACGTCAAGTTATTCACTCAGTGGAAGCAACCTTTCATCTGTCACTGACAAAGCAGGCAATTTCACAATCACGGTCGACGGCACACCTACCAGGGTTTCCAGTGCCCTCAACAGCCTAAATGTTTGGGACTTCAACGGATCGGAGAGTTTGATCACTTCAGACGAACAGGCCGTCTCAGACGGTTCAGGCAACCATTGGGCCATAGGCGTGTTCTTGGCTGACACCATAGATGACAACCAGGACAGTTTCTACAGTTTCGAGAACAACACCGTGTCGGCATCCGCCAAGAGAGACTACGCTGTGAGTTCCGGTAACGCCAGTGCGTTCAACGGTGAGTTGGACCTCGACTCCCTGGGTTCGAACAGAATCTCAAATACCATAGGTAACCTCCAAGCCTTTGACTCGGCAGTCAGCCTTGACGCATTCCACATAGTGGGCACCATATTCAACACGACCGGCAACCAGATCTCGGCAAGGGTGGACGGCGCCAACGCATTCACTCCGGTCAACGACTACAACAACTCCATCAACCAGAACCAGGACATAAGGATAATGCGTAACAGGGCCAACGAGAGGATGGACGGCAGGGTGGCTGAATTCTTCGTGGTAGGCGCATTGCCTGGCACGGGCGGCACTGATATAACAGACTTCCAGAAGGCCGAGGGATACCTGGCGCATAAGTGGGGTTTGACGGGGAACCTGCCCAGTGACCACCCATTCAAGAACGTCTCTCCGTAACCATAAATACCATTAAATTATGGCACAGGAGATAATCAACATAGGTGTAACAGCGGACGACGGCACGGGCGATACCATCCGGGGTGCGGGCATCAAGATCAACAACAACTTCACGGAGTTGTACGCAGATCCGTTGGTCGCAACCACGCTGGGATTTCTTGAAAACGAGATCAGCAGTACGGCATCCAACGCGGACATAGTGTTGAAACCATCTGGCACTGGTGCTGTGCTTTTCCCCGCGATAAGGATCAACGACAACAACATCGAGGGTACCAGATCCAACGAGGACCTAATATTGAGGGCCAACGGATCGGGATCTTTGGTAGTTGACGGAATAGGAATATCTGGAACTACGATCACTGCAATTGACTCATCCATAGTGAACATCAACGAGAACCTAACCGTGGATGGCACCTTGAGTGCAGGAGCAACAACATTCCCTGGAACGGTACAAATCGGATCCACTTTAGATGTGGCCGGACTTACCACTCTGTCTACCTTGACAGTATCGGGTGCTTCTTCATTCGTGGGAACAACCACTGTGGACAATCTCACGTTCAACGACAACATCATAGGCACCAGTTCCAATGCTGACCTTAACCTTACGCCAGGAGGCACGGGGGTGGTCAACGTTTCCAACCTCACCATAGATTCCAGCATCAACCTCACGGACAACGTGATCAAGGTCACCAGGTCCAATGACGACCTGACTCTGTCAGGCAATGGCACGGGCTCCACACAGATTTCAAACATCGATCTAGATTCAGGCACCATCGACAACACGGTTATAGGTGCCACCACACCGGTCGCTGGAACCTTCTCAACGGTGTCCTTCACAGACACGCAGGTCAACGCTGGCCAGCTCAACATCAGGGACAACCAGATCACGGTCAACACCCTGAACGCTGACCTCGAGATCAGTGCCAGTGGATCCGGCAACGTTTCAATAAATGGTTTCAGTTGGCCAAACTCATATGCGGCGGGACAACTCATAAAGACGGATGCATCCAAGAACCTCTCCTTGGTCGCCTTCCCAATTCTGTTCGTGGAATCAGACATAGCGGACGGCACGGTCACCATAACAGGTGACTCCTCGACACAGACCATAGATTCATTCAGTGCATCAACACACAGGAGCGTGAAATATTTGATACAGATGTCAGACAGCACGGCGGACAGGTACGCATTGGTAGAGGCCAACGTCACGCACGACGGGACCAACGCCTATGTCAGTTCTTTTGCACGTGTAGGAAATGGTCAGGGAGATGGATCAACGTCTTATCAGTCAATAGTGTTGAGTGCGGACATATCGGGCGGCAACGTTAGGTTGCTAGGAACAGTAAATAACACTAATAACCAAGTAATAAAATTCGTGAAAAGGGTGATAAAAGTATAACATGGCACAACAGACTTTAAATGTAGGATCAAACGCAAACGACGGAACAGGCGATACTCTGAGATCTGCCATGACCAAAGTGAACGA